TAAAAATTGTAGAGCTATAAGAAATGAATCAAAAACACGGGGTTCCATAACTGCATAGTTCTCACGGTGTCCGGTCATTTTTAAATAACAAAATATTATTTAAAATTCAATTTTCTCTATGTAAATACCATAATTAAGTGGAAAAATAATGCAACCGCCGCACCTAAACCAATAGACCATGCAAAAACAACAATTCTCCCTTGATCACTTAACCATTTATTGTCTGTATTATTTTCGGATGCGGTGTTTGTCTTTCTAACACCCCCACTTTCACCGGCATAATATAACCAATCTCGGTTTCCAAGAAGAGTTTGGGGCTGGAAAGTATAGAAAAATACAAATAAAACTAAAAAAGCAAAAAGGAAAATAAACAGAGTTATGTGCCATGTCTTGACCAAGACTAGATCGGTTCCTGCAAGAGACCGAAAGGTAGATTTCTTTGAAAATTTAGATTCATTCATATTTCTTTTTATGAAATATGAAAATTATTTACTTAGAAGCGTGTTTCTTTTGATTACGATACCACTTGGTAGCAGCTGTAAGCATTCCTTGAACGCGTTTAGCCTCTTCAACCTTCTCCGGGTCCTTGGTAGCAGCACGTTCATCTTCTGAAAGATACGCATCCTGAATACGATAATAGTTGCTAAAAATCATCAATGCCAGGAACATCAAACCGCGCTTCTTATCATAAACAAGATCGGTGGTGTTCTTCTTAGTACGACCGTCAATACGAGCAAAAGCACTCTTTGAACCCAGAGCGGAATCCTCGTCAATTTTCTCCTGTTTATCGGAGGAGAGACCCTCTGGAAGTTCTCTTTCAGAAAGATCCTCTCCGAAGAGAATTGGATTGGAGGTTGAAAGAGATGTCTTCATCCGCTGATCAGGGACAAAACGCCCCTTACGATCCTCCTTATCGCTTCTCAAACCATTCTCATCAACATAACGGGAGAAAAGCGAAGTAAGAATACCACTGTTAGCCATATGATCCTTGGTGAGAAGACCGATCTCACTGACAAGAGGAGAACTCTTTTCATCTTCCGGATCACTCAGTCCAAGATCCGCACCATCATAAAATGCAACAAGTTGATCGGAAACATAGAAAAGTGCAGAAAGCTTGCTGTTCTGGCGAGGAGGCTTCTTCTTTTTGAGTGCGTAAAGTTTTGGCAAATCTCCCATCTGAGACAATGCCGCCTTCAAAAAACTATTAATATCCTTTCTTCCAATCTTATGATTCTTAATCTCCAACTTATGATTTGGACCAAATCGGTAAAGTTCAGTTTGAAGGTTAAAAATGGCTCGAAAAGCGTCCCTAAAATGATCAACGCGATTGCGGAACTCAGAAACGGTGAGGGGAACCCCCTTTTTCAGATCGACTGTGGTTGGAGAAACGGCGTTCGACATCTTTTTCTAAATGAATTGTCCTTATACAAAATCAATTTTGGTCCTTGTTTAAACGGTTATTATATAATAATTTTTTCATTTTTGAAATTATACGTGAATTTGAGGAAAAATATGTATTTTTCTTTTCATTTTCAAGTAAAGCAAGCGTTTCAAAATGATTCTCGGCAACATAACCAATGATTACACTATCTCTGTTTTTGTAAAATAATTCATCATCTCCTAGATTATATAAAGTAGATGTTCCATAGTCTATAATATAGATATCAATATCAAAGACTTCTGAGACTAATTCTACATAAATATGTGAAAACCAACCATTTGATGCGAGAAACTTTTTCATTTCCGATAACTTTAGATCGGTAAAAGTATTTGAGAGTTCTTCTAGCTTCCCTCTTGAAAGATATTCATACCATATCTTTCCATCATCCTTTTTTGATGAGAGTAAATTCGATAATTCTTTTCTTATCTTTAAAACGATTGTTCGTTTGCCGTCATTTTCCATACTATTATATAGCGGAGAAACAGCCTGTATTACTGCATGTAAAAAACAAGAACCATCACCAATAGTTGGAATCTTGACAAGTTTCATTTTGATTATTCTTTTTTCTTAATAAGAGAATATATATATATGTATGTATCATTCAAATACCCATAAAACAATCGCTGAGAGGTAGGGGCACTGGGATGTGTTCTTCCTCCTTTTTCTCTTCTTCTACTACGGGAGGTGGGAGGATAAGTTTGAGTGCCGAGTCAAGCGTCTCCTGCGGATCGCACTTTGAAGATGCATAACTCACCGCCAGGGACTCGGTAATTATTCTCTGAGAAATCTTTGTCTCTCCCATGTCCGTCATAAATTTGTCGGCCTGCTCATCGGCACCGGGGCACATATGGAGGAAAATTTCACGATTCCATTTAGGAGGAGCATGACCAAGATAGAACGGGATGAAACGAGACGTAATCGCTTTGGGGAGCTTCTCGCTGTTGGTGGTCATGAAAATAAATGACTGAGGCGGAAACTTTGTTGTTCCACCGAAAACCGATTTCATGACCGGCTTCAAATCGATTCCCTTTCGCTCATGTCTTTCGATTGTGATGGTTTCTGGTTGTGGAGCATCAAGAATCGTCAGATCGATGTCGTCAAACAGAAGAATGCTTCTATCTGGAAGTGTGGCAACCATTTTCCTGAGACTGTTTACTCCAAGCTCGTTCTGAGTGACGGTATATATATTCATTCCGTAGAGATGAGCAATATGCCGGACAAGCGTCGTTTTGTAGGTTCCGTGTGGACCATAAAATAGGAAACGTCCAGCGTTGAAGGCTGCAACCGACTTATTCTCGATATTCCAGCTTTCTGCTGAAAGTTTGATTCTCTCGAGAACAGCCTCGGTATCGGGGGTCGGTATGTAGACTGGTTTGTCTATTTTCCGATCGCGACCTTTGTCCGGGAACCATTTTGGGTCATTGTCTCTGTCTGGGTATCCCCAAACATGATTCACTAAACCGTCTCCTTTATCTTTTGAAAAACTATCGAGCATTCGAATAGCGTCTCCGCTTGAAATTCTGAGAAAAATCAAAGTCATGCTCGAGGTTTGCCACCAGCCCTTTCCCCTTTCAAAATATGCATAGTAAAGATGAGGAAACCAACTTCCCTTGCTCCAACTCCAAAAGAGAACCGAACCAGATGGAAGATCGAAATGATGATCCTCGATCTCGCCTTCATCATGACCAAAATCTTTCTTGGCCAGACGAACATTCCACCCTTGAAACCTTGTTCTATTCTTGATAATATGTCTATACAGCCCCTCGGTAACGCCGGAAATCGGCGAATCGTCCTTGCCATCATCAAGATAGATAGATGAAAAAAGCATATTATAAACATATCCGGTTATAGACCGAACGAGGTTGATAACAAACCCACTCATAGTAGTAGCCAGTGTGCCAATTATAAGCATCAAGTGACCACTTCCCATGATAGATCCTTCTTCGGTAGAGAAAATTGTAGAATTGAACATATTTCATATGAAATATGTTCATTGATTTTTCAATTTCAACCAATTTGTTTCTCAAATGGATAGGAAGAATAATAGACTGTTTCATAACTGTCATGCTTGACAATGGTATAATATTTATCTGGAATACATACTAGTTTAAACGTATTATATGTTCCGGATGCTTGATCTTCTCCGAGATCGGAAATCATTTCAAGAAGTTTAGGATTGTGACGTTCAATATCAATTTCAAATTCGTCAAAATATTTATCTCCCTTGTTATAGTATTCATATCCAATCAATTTAATCAATTGAGCATCCACGTTCTCTCCTTTAGTAGCTAGCCATTCGACACCGGCTTGAGAAAACTTGAAACCTCCAACTCCTTTCGAAAGAACAATAATATTGTCCGTTGGTTTCTCTTCATTCTTGCGCGATCGTGTCTCCATTTAAACAATATATAATATATATTGTTTTTCAATTTAGGCAGTCACCCAGCGTATAGACTCTGGCGTCTGAATACCCTCGTTACCGTCATATTCGGTGACTCGATAAACATTGCCATTTACCTCATGGACATGCAAGTAACTCCCTTCAGTGTAGGACTTCTCACCAAGAGTCTCGATGACACGAACCAATATAGGGTCATGTCGAAGAACATAATAGGTCTTTTTGAGATGTTCTGGATTGGGGAGACGAGTCACAATCTCGAAATCCTCGGGAATTCCAAGACTGATCAACATCTTCTCGGCCTCTTCAGAGAGATTGAACCCGCCATAACAACCGTTAAGAACTACCTTAGTCTTGACGAAGGACATGGTTTTTCACCTAAAAATTTATTTAATTTTCATTTTCTTCCTCTCCAACAATAGACGCACCAATTTCCAAACGCTCTTCTTGAGTCTTTGGATATGAAGTAAACCTGAATCTAGTTACATATCTCAGAATAGCAAATACTAGATATTTAGACTCTGCGCCTTCCTCGGACGGCTCGTTTAACGTAACAACCATATTACCTCCATCAAAACAAATGGCCGGAGAAAACTTTCGACCATCCTCTCGAACAAGCACATTGTTTTCCCAACTATTCATTCCAGGGATATATTGAATACCACTTAGAAGATGATAGGCTCGTTCAGTTTTGTAACTTACCTTATTCCGAAAAAGTGTCTCGATTGATGTATCAAGAGTAGTATGTTTAATCGGAGAATTCTCTGAAGGGTGTTCATTAAAGGTAAGATTTTTTGTATGTTCTGTTTCTTTTACATTAATTGCCCCCCAATCAATTCTTGTTATCGGTTGACTCTTTTTAGAGTCAAACTTTAACTGTGTCTTTTTCCCCATCAAAATTTCATTTTCATCTTCGATATAGTAAATACTCTTGGTATAAAATTCTGGTGTGCGTTCATCTTTTCCGAGACAAACGTTATACTTACATTCTTCTTTTGTGAGAGAAGTGTATAGACCTTCCATTTCTGGGATTGGAATACTCTCTACATTTCCAGATACATTGATAAGATCCATCGAAAAAGGAACATCTTCACCATCTCTTCTAATCATAATCAAATCCTTCAGTTGAAGATTAAAATCGAAAATATGTGACAAGTCATCTCTATTTCCACATAGTTGCAATGGGAAATAATCACTTCTACCTTGAGCATATGTCATCGACGGATACATAGCAATTGGCGTTGATGGAAGTGTTTCTCTCCATTCTGTCAACGCAGGAATATTACCAATATCGTGTTTCATTTCTTTCCATTCTTTACTGTGTTTCAGATCAAACTTTAACGAGGCTCGATTACCGAACTGAAGTTCTGTATCATTAAAAACAAGTCTAAATTCATTCACCATGTTAATGAATAGATCTTCGCAAAATCTAATCTCATATCCCTCAGCTGCCCGAATAGAAGGTGTTACAGTAGTCAACATAGCCCTATGAAGACCATGATATGGGTATATTTTTGAATGATAGGTAACTAGATTTGGATTGGTTGGAATATTAGTAGCCGACATAGTTTGCCAAGAGGAGAGGTACCAACTGGTTTTTTGCTTACCATTTTGATGAAAACTAAAAACATCTTCTCCAGATTTTGGTAGATGCATCACATTCATTGTAGATGAGTTTTTCAACTTTTCCTCGTACCGATTCATCTTAGCGGTCATATTTTCTTTTCTTTTTTGGAAAGGAAATCATTAAACGATGATATTCTAGATTGGACTTGGATAGAGAACCTGCTCAAACGGTACCACTACAGGTGGTTCGTTATACTTGATAAACTTTTTCTGTTCATCTTCATAATAGTAAGCATCAATCTCTTTGTCCGCATTATATATGTAAAATACTATTATCGGGCAGGTGATGATATCTGAAGATGAACCGTATTGAACTGAAGTACTTTTTTGATCTACTTTCATATAGTCCGAGAAAGACGTGTGAAGGTATTCGATGTTAACTGACATCTTATTTTTATGAAAGTAAATTCATATATAATTCGATTTTGCATATAATAAATTTTTCATTAGAAAATGTCACCATACGGATTAATTTTTATAAAAACCATTCATCATGGATGGAACATGTTGATTGGAGCATCTTTAAATATGGAGCTTATTGTATCTAGTAGATGGAATTATTTTCCAGCTACTATTACTCTTGTATCTTATATCATTTTAGATAGAAGATGTGTATTTTCATTGCTAGAGACTTATTTCTATCCAGAGATATGTCCTTGTGGTTATATGAGGGTGAATAATAAATATATAATAATGTGTATATATGCTATTCCTCATATCTATCTGATTAGAAGTGACAAAAAGAATATAGCGACGATGTTATCCATATGGCCTTTTTTGATATTATCGGAGAGGCAAGCTGGCAATTATTTTCCCGATTTCATCAATATTTCCCCGTTCATTCAATATCTGTTCTAATTTCCCATATTCTGGGATATCAATTTCCTCCAATTGTGTCATGGTATTTTCAATTGTTCCTTTTCTCAGATTTTCAAGATATAAATTATAATTAACAACCATGATATTTGAATTATTTGTAACCGAGTAACGAAGGAACTGATAGATAATCATCTCATCTTTATCTGGGTCGAGGTAGTATTTAATTTTTCCATCGTGACTGATCCCTCCTGGATAATATTTAGTATCGCTATAGACACCATCCGGTCCATAGTAACCTTCTCTTACTACAAAAACACAGATTGTAGGATAATTCTCCTTAAAATTATAATATTTCTCAACCGAAACATTATCCGACCAGGCTCTAATCAGACAAATATTAAGTTGCAACAAACTACAAAAAATATTCATTTCATCATCGTTATATGCATAATTTTCATTAGTCTGAATAATATCAATAATCATCTTTGGATCTAGATCTTCAAGGTGACGTTTCCAAACTTTAAATTCTTCGGCCATTCCAATAGCATAATCGCATCTAATTTTCTCATCTTCAAGTTCATCAGCCAACGTCAACAAATCATTCTTTCCCATTCGATAAACAATTCTAGCAAACATATATTCGCTCATAGTTTCATATTTATTTAGCGGTAAAATATTTGAAACGGAAGTGTATCCATCAGATCGAAAGAGTGACGGAAATAATGGATATGCTTTTTTTCCGTCAAAGGTAAATACTCCATTAACAATATTATCATCATCTGGATGAATGATTTTTATACTCATATCCTCAACTATTCCTTCTTTATCATGTTCAAGTTTCTCAAATGTCCGTTTGATGAGATTAGCCGAAATTTCTTTTGCCGAGAATGGAGATTTTTCTTTTAAGAAATCAATCATGCTATCTTTTAACTGAGTAACTACTGTATCGTTATCATCAGATTTTCTAAAATCCTCGACGGTTAAATAAGCAATTGATCGAATCAACATTGCTTTCTTGGAACGCAATCCGTATCTAACAAATTCATAGCCTTCCGGTAACCAATTATTTTCAACCGTTTCAAATTTATCTCTCACACCTCCAAGTGGATATGATATTTCCATTTTATCTAACGAGAGAAAACTAAATCAATCGAACCATCTTTATTTTTTCTAACCAACGGTTCATACGAACCATCATTATGTTTAAGAAGCATAACAACCCTATCATTGTCACCGATTTTTTCCACTTTTCCGTTTTCAGAATAAACATATATTGAATGTTTCAATTTATCACTTAGTTCATGAAGATCTAAATTACCGAAAGTTGGAAATGCACGATTTACCATATCGATTCTCTTTTTCACTCCACTGGAGCGATATTCATGATTCAATAATTTGAGAAGGGAATGTAATAGACTTTTCCCTTCATCATTAGATCCAATCCTGGTCAAATCATTTATATATTCAACGTGTTTATCGTCTCCAAAAGCAACATAACCTTTATTGTTTTGAATAACCTTATTGATGTCTACCGGAACACGGATAATTTTTTCTTTCCCCTCAAAATAATAAGCCGTACCATACACATGATGTCTTGCAAGTTCTTTTTCCATATCGGACATAATCGGAGCATCGGTTTCTTTCCCACTTCCGTGTTCTTGATAAAGGGAATGAAAATGGAGAATTTCGAATACTTTTTCAACGGGCGATGGTAGAAGATAATTTATTAATATTTTTCCTTCTCCTTTTCTTGCATTATACGCGTCAATAATCTTTCTAACCATTTCTATGTCAACTTTATGAAAAAGATTGATATTTAGATCTTCGGTTGGATGAAGTGGAAGAAAGTCTTTTATATCTTTTAAAGACGAGAAAACTATTTTACGAATAACCTTATCAGTATACTCTTCATCACCAAGCCTCCCTTCATCGCCGGGTTGAGTAAAATCAATTACATATCCCTCCATATTCTTTCTCATTTTTTTTATCAGAAGAGTAAGATAGCGTGTATAAAGTCTAGTATCTTTTCCCATAAGTGTAGATGGATAAATTGGATCGTATTGAGATTCCCAATTTTCAATAGCCACTTCATGACTATTTGGATAGTCTTTGTCATATCTGATTCTAATTGGTTTGTATGTAATTTTTTCACCTGAAGGATGGAGAACCGGAGAAAATTCCACGATATTACCTTCTAAATCGTCCATATCAAGAGTATAATTTTTATCGTTAAATGGATATTTCTCACTTCCCTGAAAAAGAATTCCCCCTGCAGAATATAATATTCCTTCTTTTACTTCAAAATCAATTGTTCTGTTTTCTGGAAGCTTATACTTACAAATGTCTGGATATTTAGATAATATTCTATCCTTTTTCTGTTGATATTGCCCTAATGGAACATAATCACTATAAATTGGGTTAAAGACCAATCCATCAGTGCTAACATCTAAAGTTGCCTCCTCTTGAAAAGCCTCACGTACTGCTTTATAAAAATCTTCACTTCTCGACTGGTATTTGAATATTTGCAATAAAATTATATTGTAACCGGCTATTCTTTTTCCATTGATTTCTTCGGTATATTTTCTTCTCATGATAAAATCTTGATTAAATACACGTTTTCCTTTGTACATCACACAGTCAAAAGGATAATATTTTTTATCAACAACCTCTCCAGCAAAAATAGTATCCTTCAGATGTTCAAATCCAGATATATCTCCGATTTTCTCAAAAATTCTTGATTTATCTCTCGAAAACTGAATAAACCAAATTCCAATTGTCGGATGAAATACCATAAATTTTGGTTCTCCATCTATTTTAACGCTGATAGCATAATGTTGAAGAAGACCGTTATTTGTAATATCCTCAAAACGAAGATCACGAGGTCTAGCAACCCCACTCCTATCAAGTTGATCGTTTTTCTCAACACGCCCAAAATTAAGCGATTTATTAAAATATGGAATTAGAATTTTACCCGGATCCCGTACCAAATCAACCACCATAAATATAGTATTATAGAATAAGGATGCATTGAATTTTAAACTGTTAATTACCTCAACCTCAACTTCATAACTTTGAGGGGTTTCGTTATCCTCATCATCCTCATGCGTAATGACTGTTAGATCAATGGTAATATTTCCATTGACAAAGGAAGTTCGATCCTTAATTCTTTTGAAATCGTATGTTTTGGGTTCTTTTGTCTGGGTCATCTTTTCTTTCGAAACAGTAAATTTCAAATCAAAACCCTCATCTTCGAATTCAATTACTCTAAGAACAACAGGTGCGCTTTTTGAAGTATTAAAATAATCACGACCAATCTTAGTAAATCTTTTTTCCTTTCGATAGATATCAATTGTATGTGATTCTATTTTTTTCCATTTACCTTCGCTATTAGAAGAAAGTTTTTTTATAAGAGAATGAAATATATCCCGATTCATCGTTTCAAGACGAATCTTACATTCTATCTCAACATCTTCCTTGATGGAAGATTCGATTTCATGTGCCAAACCGCGCGGTATTCTGTTCATCTTTTAATTATCAATTTAATTAGGTTCATATTCAATTTTTGTTTTCAAACTTTCATGTTCAAAATCAAAAACACATAAAAGAAAATAGATATAAAACTATGCCTTCGACTGGTGAGATGTTCAAGGATAATATGATTACATTCATTGAAGACTTTGAAGATATGATCGATGAAGCAGTTGAAAGAGGTGTGATTAAAAGTAATATTAAATTACTTATAATTATTAAAGCAGTTATTAAGGGAACAAACGGTGATGATATTATCAAGGCGTTCCTTGAAAGAACGCAGAATCATTGGGAGGCTATCCGAAGTAAAGACGAGGATCATATTGAGGATATTATGAATAATATACTTGATATCTTTAAGGGGGGTAAAATTGATCAGTTAAAGAATGATAAGGATCTCGGAAAAGTTTCCGGTCTAATTTCTAAAGTTTCTGGAGCACATCTTGATACTATTCGAAATGTGCTTACTGGTATCTACATAGACGAAGGTGTCGAAAAAAGGATTTTTGATGACACTAGAAAAGAGGATATGTGGCAAGTTCTTCGTGGTTTTGTTTATGTGTCACTTCTCCATGTTCATCGAACACGAAAAGAGAATGGTGAGGGTAAATATACTGTTCCATATTTTCCAGAGATAATGGTTAAAGATATGGCTAAAGAATGGAATATCAAGTTAACTTAAGTTAACTCGATATTCAACTTAACTTAAGTAATCAATGGACGTCCATTCCTTCCCTTTCGAAGAGGAATTGGATTTTCGAGTACTTTTGGAGTGGGCTTTTCCATTTGTTTCATCTGCAATTCATGCAATTCATTTTCAAGGTCCAATTTCTCAAGCGCTAATTTCCTCGCTAAAACCGCATGTGCCTTATAATTACTTCTTCCCATAAAAATAATCATCAAGGCGATAACTGTGGTTAAACCGACAGCCACCGCTGATGTAACCGAACTAGTTAGGAGATAGGTCTTGTCAGTTGTTGTCATTTCATAATTTTTATTTTTAGTATAAAGATAGAAGCCGAACCCAGTAGCAATACCGGCACATACCCAGGCAATGAGAAGTAAAACAATACCCCATGCGTTTATTTCCATCTTTTCTTTTTAATTAGAAATATTCTTTTCTACAAGAAAAGAATGTATCTTACCTTTGGTAAATTCCATACAAGATAATGTTCTACTTGCGGTTCTTCCTGGAAGGAGACCTCTTGGGCGAGTGCTTCTTAGGAGAACGCTTAGAACTTGGCAAAACCTTACCAAAAGCACGACCCATCCCCTTTTCAATCTTATCCATCATCGGAATATGGTCCTCACGCTCAAGCATAAAGGCGCCGGTCAAGAAGGCAACCGCAATAGTTGCCGTACTTGCACTGGTAAGAAGATACTGGTCATTTCGATCAACCAGGCGAGTGTTGAACACCCACCACCAAATACCCGTGGCGGCAACCAACAGACTCCAGGCAAGACCAATAGCATGAATATGATATTCCGAGAAATTGATAAGATCAACAAGATAATCGGTGGCAATTGTGGTCAATAGTAAAAGGGCGATAGCTGTAAGTGTCGCTGCTGCAATAAGATAACCCCTATCACTTGGTGATAGATCACCCTCCTGTTGAACCAGCCAAAAACCTGTACCGGTAGCGACGGCAGCGAGAGCCCATGAAAGTAATACTGCACTGTTCTTCAAATTGCCTTCGTGTCCAAGAAACATATTCTCTTTTAATATGTGTCTGAGATTTTTTTTTATTTTTTGTTGAGCTGCATATTTTTGGAAACTTCAACTTTTTGTAAAAAAAGTTTCCTTTTTTAGATTAAGGCCTTCTCGGCAGTGGAGGCGGTGGCCTGGGGGCGCCGCCACCTCCCCTAAACGCCGGCGGGGGCGCCCCCGCCGGCAGGTAACCCGTGGCAGGATCAAAGGCTGGTGGATTGGTATAATCAGCTGCCGCTATCGCTCCCGGCATATTCATCTCGGGAAGTGGATTAAGCGCCGCAACCCCCCGTTGTTCAGGCGTAAGATTATTAAAGATAGTATTATATCTATCCCCTGTATCTTTAAATTGACGCTGTTGTTGGTCTAATTGAGCCGCTGAGGCCTGTGCTGTTGCATTCCGAACCGCAATATCATTATTCATCCTCACGTTGACATCCGGGCGAATTCTACCACCGGCAATAGCCGTACGATATTGTCCTTGAGATAGATCTAAATTCGTCACGTTTATAGAATGCTGTCTTTGTTGTACGGGAATACTTGTGGCTAATGGATTATAAATAGCAGCCAACCCCTGTGCCTCGGCAATATTTCGTTCACGCTCTGCAGTTGCAGCAGTTTCCGCCGTTGTTACTGCGGTGGTAGCAGTGG